ACGCCGGCGATCGCCATGTCCTTGATGGCGGCCGTGATCTCCCCGATGGTGCGGAACTGCACGCGGTCGGGCGTTGGCGTCGGCCGCAGCTCGTCCTCGAATCCGTTCAGCTCCCACAGAGAGCCAACGACGTCCTTGGCCGTGGCCGACGCAAGCTCGACCAGGGTGGAGTCGACCAGCAGGGAGAACGATTCCGTCTTGCTCTCGCTCAGTGCGTGCGACCCCTTCGAGTCGCTGCCGAGCAAAAGGAACTCGACGCCGAGGATGCGCGCGATACCGCGGATCTTCCGCTCGATCGCCGCGCCGATCTCCTGTTGCCCAGACGCGTCGCCCTTGAGGATCTCGAGGTCGTACTGCTTCGAGCCGCTCGGCGTCGCCCCGTCGTCCGTGGACCGGTAGACCGACGAGTCGAGCATGACACCGAGTTGCGGCGAGCGGCGGTGCTTCTGGAGAAACTCGCGCAGCGGCCGGAGCATCGCCTCGATCTGCACCGGGTCGACCTCGCCCGTCTCCGCCGATCGCAGCGCCGTGTTCAGCGCTGCGAGAGGCGCGCGAATCAACGGCATGCCGCGCAGGTCGCTCTCGAACGAGAACGCTTCGAGCAGCTCGTACGCTTGCAGCACCGTCGCGTGCTTGACCACGCCGCGCAGCAGGCCGAACCCTTCGGGCGACGAGTCGAGCGCGTCGTCGACCATGTAGAGCATCCGGTCGCGAGGAATGTACATCTCCCGCCCGTGCAACTGCGAGAGCTGCGTCACGCCCAGCAGCTCGCCGGTAGGCGTGACGTCCCACCGCTCGATCGTGCTCTGCGGCCGAGGCTCGATGTCGGCGAACCCGATGCTCCCGTCCGGCCTGCGCTTCGCCGTCCACGCCGCGATCGCGAACCCGAACGCCTTGTACATCGCGGCCCGCCGCATGACGCGGTGCCACGGTGTTTCCATGTCGTTGACGACTTCCTCGATCCACTCGGCCAGCTCGGCGGCGCGAGCAGTGTCGTCCGCCGCCTGCCACTTCCACGACACCTTGCCGATCAGGTCGCCGAAGTAACGGAGCCCGGCCGTCACGATGTCGACGTTCGCGATCGTGTCGGCGTAGGTGATGTAGCGGTTCCTGCCCTGCAGGCGCGAGTCCTTCTCGCCACTCACCAGGTAGCCGCCGACGATCGGCGCGCCCGACTCTCCCACCGGCTTCGTGACGGCGACGGTCTTGCCGGGGAACACTCCGATGCCCGAAAGACCTGCGAATGGAGGCACTGCTGCGCTAGTAGAGTTCAGCCGGCACAGTGCCGACGTCCTCTACAGGAGCGGACAGTAGCCGTGCGTGAGCACGCGAGGAAGCATCGAGTTGGTCGGTGAACAGCCCGCCGCCTCCGCCCTGGCGCGCCATCGTCAACTCTGCGATGAACTGGTCGTTCCACGGGCCGCGGCAGAGAACGACGTTGCCGGCGCCGGCTTGCGCCGCGAGAGGAATGGCGCGCGTCCACTTGCTGCCGCTCTCCGTCGAGAACCGGCAGTCGTAGCCGGCGAGAAGAGCAGCCATCGACCGCACTTGCGCCTTGCCTGCCTGCCCAGGGTCCTGCGGCAGGTCCTGCGTGCACCGGTGCCCGTCTTGCTTGGCAACCGTCTTGATGAGCCCGTACATGCCTTCAGGCTCGAGGCGCTCACGCACAACGTCCTTGATCCAGAGCTTGCCGCTGCGCTCCTTGCCCATCTTGACGCCGACGGTCCACGGACTCTTCTTCTTGGTGCTGCCGGCGAGGTCCCATCCTCTCACCCACACGATGCCCTTGGGCGGCACGTCGTCGGTGATCGGCAGCCACTGACGCTTGAACATGCCGCCGCCGCGCGGGATTGGGCGCTGCTGCAACTGCGCCGACGCGGCGTAGTCTCCGCCCTGCGAAGCGAGCGTCTCTTTCAGCTTGTCGAGGACGGGGCGCGGGTAGAGGTCCGGGTTGAAAATCTCGCCGTCCTGCGTGCGCGGGTCATCGGGGCAGCGGTACGGATGGTCGAACTCGAACTCCATCGGCAGGCAGATCGAAGGCCAGCCGAGGTCGAGGTAGTACGCGCAAAGGTCCTTATGGTGCGTGCGCTGCGCGATGCACGCGATGACGCTCGTCGTCATGTCAACGAGGCGCGTCGGCACGATCTCAGTCCCCCACTTCACGGTCTCCTCGCGAACGATATCGCTCTCGACGACCTTCGGGTTGTGCGGGTCGTCGATCAGGAAGTAGTGCCCGCGCTCGCCGGTGCCGAGCCCGCCAACGCTCGTCCCGACCTTGAAGCCTGTTGCGTCGTTGTCGAAGCGGCGCTTCTCGTTCTGGTCACTGGTCAGCCGGAAGCGATCGCCCCACCGAGCGCGGTACCAGTCGCTCGTGATGAGGTTGCGGCACTTGCGGTTGTCGCGTACCGCCAAGTCAGGGTGATAGCTCGCGCAGACGAAGCGCATTCCCGGCCGCCGGTTCGGGCCCCACTCCCACGCCGGCAGGAAGACGTTCAGCAGGAGGCTGTTGTGCACCGCCAGGCCCCCGGCCACGAAGCTCTGGTCTTCCTCCACCGTCAAGCAACGGCAGATCGCCTCGCCGCCCTCCTCCACCGCCGTCACTTCGTCCGGCCAGTTGACGAGGTCGAACTGCCGCCGAGTCGCCGGCATGCGTTTTCTCGTGCACAGTCCAGGGAGCGCGGCGATCCGTGCGACGGCGTCCTGGTCAGAAGCTTGAACGTAATACGCCGTGTAGCGATCACCTTGCCGCTTCGTCTTGAGGTTCACTGTCTTGGCACGGAGTCGAGTGTGGATCCCCAGACGAAGCATCAGGCACTGGACGTCCTTCGCCAGGTCCTCGGACACCGTACACAACGAAGCGATGTGGGTTGTCTTCTTGCCTGTGTGGCGGATCGCTACCCACCCATCGCACGTCCAGTGCGCACCTAGGTAGTTGGCCACCGCCTCTCTTGAGGCGGCCATCAATGCAAGAGGGATGCGCTTCGCGTAGCTGCTCTTGCCGTCAAGGTTTCTCCACCGCAGGTAGTCGCGAAGCCTGCTGGTGTGGTCCGCTGACAGATGTATTCGAGTTGCGTCCTTGCGGTGCTTTGCATTGCGCCGAGTCCCAAAGCCCAGCGCATGAGCGCAGCGCTCAAAATCCGCAAGCACCTCTTCCTCGCTGTTGGTGAACGTCTTGGCACTGTAGATCACAGAGCCGTCGCCGATCAGGTAGCCAAGGAATCGAGCCTCCTCTGGCGAGACGCTGTTGCTCAGAGAGTCGTCCTTCTCTCTGACCGGAGTTGCGGCCACCACGTCCACGTTCGGCCGAAGTTCTCCCGCGGGCACCCATCCGCGCGTGGTCAGGAAGGGATGGTCCTTGGCGGCTCGTACCGATCGACCATGCCACGTCTTGACCTTGACCGTGGGCAGGCGGCCTTGCTGATGCACCGCCTCGACTCGGCGGAAGCGGCCGCGGTGCGTCAACACCATGTCGCCCACCAAGACATCGCGCAGCGGGACAAGCCCACGAGTCGTCCACACAGGCTCGTCTTCGGCGACCGGCTTCGCGCTGCCCGGCGGCACGTTGAACACTGCGCGCGTCAGCTTGCCTTCCGTCAGATCCTGCACCTTGCGCGTGAGCAAGCGGATGGCCCACCCGTCGAGGAACGGCCGCGTCGGCTCGACGACGTGCCACGCGTGGCGAACAAAGGCGAAGAACGAACGCCCGCACTGCTCGGTCTCACACGCTGCCAGCAGGCGCGTCGGGTTCCCCGCCAAGACTTTCATCCTGCGGCGATCCTCGTCCGTGAACGACTCCCACTTCGCCTTCGACATCTGCGCTCTCTGGTTTCGGTTCGTCGACGGTGATCCTCGGCACCGCCGCCTCGCTCTCGTCTGCCTTCGCAGCGAGCACCGCTTGCTCGGCGAGATCGCGCAGCGCCTCGAGCTTCGCGTCGTCCATCGTCGACAAGTCCACATCGGCACCGACCTTGATCCCGACGTTCAGTTCCATCGGCTTGTCGGCCCACGCGGCACCTCCGCGGCGCGACATGATGAACTTGCCAGCGTCGACGGCGCCCGGCGTGTCGCTCATCGCCTTGCGGTAGAGGGCCGTCCCGACGCGCACCACCATGTCGGTCGCCGCGGTGCGCCACTCATGCGAGAAGTGCATCCGCACCGTCTCCTCAGCGAGCCCGAAGTACTCCGCGACCTGCGCCGGCGTGCGGCCCATCGCCGCGGCGAGGCGAACGAACTCGCGCTTCTCCTCGGTGAAGAGGAGAGGCTTCTTGCCGCCGACTTGCTTCGCGTCCTTGAGCAGATCCCAGAACGTGTCGCGGAACCTCTCCACCGAGATGTTGAGCATGTGCGCGATGCGGTCGTACGCGACGCCTGCGGCCAACTGCGCCTTGACCGTCGCCCAATCCGATTCGGTGAAGAGCTTCCGGTTCGGGCCCTTCTTGCCTCCGGGCGGCAGCCGGCTCTTGCTGCCGCCACGAGGCTTTCTCATTTTTGGAGATGTGGCCGTCACGCCACGCACGCTAACCGAAGGTTGCCACTTCTGGCAACCTCACTCCTTGCGAGCGTCGCGCAACGCAGCGAACGTGCGGCCGCGATCGGCGCTGCCTTCCGTGGCGAGCGTCGCCTCGAGGCCCGTCTGCGCTTGCCAACGCAGCACGGCCGCGTCGACGAACTTCGGATCGAGTTCCATGCCGAAGCCCGTGCGCCCTTCGGCCTCGCACGCGATCAGCGTCGAGCCGCTGCCGAGGAACGGGTCATAGACCGTCGGTGCGAAGTCGGCGACGACCAGCATGGTGCGCAGGATCTCGACAGGCTTCTGCGTGTAGTGCCACTCGTTCTTCTGGCGTGACTGGCGCAGCACGTTGCCTGCCGCCTTGTGCCCGTCGAACTTCGCGCGGGAGCGCGCGCCCCACATGACCAGCTCGTGCTGCGCTCGCCATCCCATGCCCATGCCCGCCGACCCCTTGTCCCAGACGATCATCGAGCGGACGCCGAAGCCGGTGCGCTCGACGACGTCGAAGAGCGCGAGCCACATCTTCCAGTCGGTGAACACGTACAGGAACCCGACCGAGGGCGCGAGCTCGATGGCCCTGGAGAGCAGGGCCTGGTAGCCCCGCGTGCTCAGCGCGTCGTTCGCCACCACGGGGACGACCTGCTTCGCCTTGCTGTCGGCGCGCCGGTTCTTGCCGGCGTTGGTTCGCTTGGTGCCGATCGAGCCCACGGCGCGCAGCGATTCCTGGAACGACCCGGAGCAGTAGGGCGGATCGGTGAGGATCAGGGTCGGCGCGCCGTCGCCCAGGAGAGCGTGCACGGTCTCTGCGCCGGTGCAGTCACCGCAGAGGACGCGGTGCCTGCCCAGGGCCCAGAGGTCGCCGCGGCGCGTGGTCGGCCGATCGACGACGACCTCGGCGTCGAGGGGGTCCGGTTCAGAGCTCAGCGGCTCGAGGTCGGGGCCGTGGCCATTCGTCTCGGCGATCGCTGGGCCGTCGATCGCCGGCAGTGCGGTGCGGTGCAGGAACGCGTCGAGTTCGCCGGGGTCGAAGCCGGCGGCGCCGACCAGGTCGGCGCCGGCTTCGAGGTCGCGGAGCGCTTCGATCTCGACACGCAGGAGGTCATGGTCCCAGGTGGCGTCGGCCGCGATGCGGTTGTCGGCGAGGAGGTAGGCGCGCGCGTCGCCGTCGCGGAGGTCCAGCTCGAGCGTGGGGACCTCCTTGAGCCCGGCGCGGCGCGCGGCGT